CCCGCTTTTTACCACTGCGCCCAGCGTGCCCGGCCGTGGGTATGTGCCGCACGTTAGCTCTCCGGCTTTAGTAAAGCCATAGAGGTGCAGCGTTTCCTCCGGATCTGTTTCAATGCTCGGCTTCACAATAAAGCCGACAGTTGCGATCCGTGGGCGGGTGCCGCATTTCACGAAGTTGTACCGGTGCAGCGAAGTGTCCAGCCGGTACTCAATGCCCGGATCCGGCCCTTGCTGCCAGTAATAGAAAACGCCCGCAAGGTGCGAGCGTGCGTTTTTTGCAGCCTTCACGGCCTCAACAAACTTTTCAAAGTTCTGCGCGTCCGTGTTGGTGTTCGTTGTCAGTGCCACGAATGTGTAAGGGGAGTCGTACATTTCGTACCACTCCATGACATAGCCCTCGCCGAAGTAGGCAGAGATCAGGCGTTCAACGGCCCATTTTGTCCCGCGCTTGCGTTTGATCTGCTGGGCGAGCTTGATCGTCTCCCTTTTTTCTTCCAGACTCATGCCGGTGGAGTCGTACCAGTCAATATCCAGCTCCCACGCCAGCTCGTCACACTCCGGCTCGTTGAGGTTGTCGATCTCGTCCCACGTCCGGATCGTTGGGATCCTGCTGCCCGGTGGCTGTATGAGCGTATTCATGGCCTTGCTGAGTGCGATCGCTGCCTCGTCGTCGCGCATGAAGGCGGGCAGGAGCCGCACAAAGTCAAGATCTGATATTTTCATTCCTGCCATAGCCTCGCCTCCTTAGTCCTTTACTTTGTGGGAAACGGTCAGCTTCCCGGAAAACTCGGCCACGGTGGTGCTTGGAAGCTCGGTATATACCGGCTTAATGATGTTCACCCGCGTGGCTCCGGTCAGTCCTTCCTCCCAGTGAGGGCAGAGGATCAGTTTCCGCAGATAGTCCGGGTTTATGTCTTGGTCAAGGCTGGAGCCTTGCCAGTAGATATACTGGTCGATTGCCCCGCCGGATCCCTCCACATTCTCCACGACTTCGGACTCGCTCGCCTTGGTTGTCCAGTATTCCAGCTCAATGTCGTACTGGTATGTTGTCGGAGCCTCCACCTGCACCAGATCTGTGAGCGGCCTCACGTCGTCAGCAGAACAGGCCGCCAGCACGTCGGCCAGTATGTCCTCGTCAGGGATTTCTCCACCGGCGCATATTGGCACAATCTTGACGCGCCCGTACATGTTCCGGGTGATCTCGATCTTTACGGTTTCTGCTTCGGACAGAGCCCCGGTGAGCGTAAGCGTTAGCAGCTCGTCGTTATATGTGGCGGTGTAGTCCGTTTCAGGCGCCGCCTCTGCGCCGCTTGGCAGATATACGGTTAAGGTTTCCGGCAGGAGGTTGGCACCGCCTTGGAAGGCGTGGCCGTCATATACCGGCAGCGTGCGCGTGACGGTTTCTGTCTCAGACTCCACCACCGCGTCAGTGACGAGCGGGTTTGCGGTCATGGCCCAGTATTTGTAGGCTTTGGCCGGGCCTGCTGTGCTGAGCCGGTTTTCTGCTTCCCGGATCCTTTCCCGGTATGCTTCGTCGTCCTCCCGGTCGCCGCCTCCTGCTGTGGCTTCCGTGTTGGTTACATAGTCGATCAGGGGCACGTCGGAGACGTCCACGATCTGAGAGATCTCTCCGATCGCTATGTCGTTGTAGTCAGTGCCGCCGCTTTCTGCCGTGGCCGATACCTCCACATAGAGGCTCCCAGCATAGAGCACGACGGTGGCGTCGGTCAGGAAGTAGTGAACGAAGTCGTTCGTCACCCGGATCCCGGACGGTATAACAATATTTGACGCTATGGCCTCGTTGATACCGAAGCGCAGCGTTGTGGTGGCGAAGGTAGGATCGAGGCGTGGAGTGTCCCGGTTTTCGCCCAGAGCGTCCAGCACGGAGCTGCGAGCATAGCGGAGCATTTTCTGCTTGCAGGCGTCGTTGACACTGTTATATACAGCCACAATCACCTCGGCCATGGCGTCGCCGAAGATCCGGCGCTCGTCACCCGGATAGAGTGGATCGTTGACGCCGTTCTCCAGCTCGCTGATAATGGTTTCATGCACCTTTTGGGCGCTTGTCTCTATGAATTGGAGCTCGCTCATTCGATTTCCTCGTCCTCCTTTCTTTCCGTGATATTCACGGTCATATTAAATTCACCGGATAAAACGCCAGAGGGATCCGTGACGATTTCCTCAGCGTTTACCCGTGGTTCGTAGGTTTCGAGCACCCACTCGGCGTCGGCTGCTGCCGCGTCGGTGGCGTTTGGCTGGTCGATCAGAGCACCGTCCCGGCCCCTGAGTCTGTCGTATGCCACCTCGCCCCGCACGGTTCGCAGCAGGTTGGCCGCGCACACCTGCGGGAGCCCGTTTCCTTGCGCTCTCATGGCCTCCCTCCTTTACACGAGCGTGACTTCGCTCAGATATACCCAGCTGTTGATCCCGTCCGGGTGGCCGAGCAGCACCTTGTTTTGGCTTTCCTTGATCTGGCTTACCTTATGGCTGCGCTCTTTTACCCAGTTCGGGATCGTCTGGCCGGTTGCATACCTGCTCCCGGTCGGCCTTACATAGCAGCCGACGGTGATCGTCTTTTTTGGCGCTGCCTGCACTTGCGTGTTTGCCGGTTTGCTCTGGGATTTCGAGGCCGTGCTGGCTTTCACATTCAGGGCGGTGGTGCTTACCGGCACGCTTGTGGTGTCGGGATCGTACTCTTTAAACTCAAAGGAAAGCGTTGCCAGTCTCATGCGTCCGAGGTCGTCGATCTCGACGTTGCTCACGGACACCTTGCGGAGCTGGAGCTTCGGCCCCAGCTTCTTGCCTCCCAGATAAAAATAATTTACTTTTGTGACAAGCTCTTTCCAGCTTTCGATCTCTGCCCGAACGTCCACACCCGCGCCGCTGTGCAGCACGGTGGTGAAGCTGAGCGGGAATAGATCCGTGCCTCGCTCGTTGGTGGTTTTCTTTTCCTCTGTGCTGGTGTTGTTGTCAGCTACCTGAGAATAGGAAAAGGCCAGCCCCTCCAGAGCGACGACTTTTTTCTGAGATACGGCCCATGTTTTTGAGCCCCATTTTGCCATTGTCGCCATATTGGCCCCTCCTTATGTTGGCCTGCTGGTGGTGCCGCTGCCGGGTTCTACACCTCCATGCCTGTGCCCGGATAAGCTCACGCCGCTGGCGTTTACGTCTCCTTCCGGCACGGATATGGATCCGGCCGTCAGTCCGGGAAGGTAAGCGCCCCACTCACCGTCGGCCCGGCCGAGTAGTAGCCCGCTGGCGTCGTCAAATTCGACATACACCACCGGTGTGCCTTTGGCGAGGTTCCCTGTGCTCCCTCTGAGGTGCCACGGGATCACGATCTTAGCGGTCGGTTTGGCTCCGGCGTCGGAGGGGAGCACGCGGGCGGTGTTTCCCTCTATCCCGGCGATTGTTCCCTTGTAGATATTCCCCATTTAGTAGCCCTCCAGCAGATCCCTGAAATAGATTGTTGACTTGTTCCCTACGAAGTCATGCCGGACTTTATACACAAAGACAGTGCCGTCCCACATGCTTGCCTTCGTCGTTTTTAGAGTCAGCAGGCTGGCGGCTGCGTACCCGGTCGTTAAAGCCTTGGAAAATTGCCCCTTTCGTCCGTATTTGTTGGCGTTTCGGAGCAGTCCCTTGGCAAAGCGGGCCGCCTCTGCGTTACTGGTGACTTGGATCGGGATCTCCGGCCGCAGCACGGCGCTGTTTGAAGCGTCTGCCACATATTTACCGGAGTAGCTCCCACTTGCCACCTCGCAGGAGCCGAACATGGTGTCGCGGTTGTCCTCATAGGTAAAGACGCCGTTTTCGTCCACCGTGAGGCTGCCCGCGGGTTCCTGCTGCTCAATGTAGTGCTCGTTATACGCGAGCAGAGAGCCGTCAAAAATAAGCATTTGACAGCCCTCCAGCATACAAAGACGAGAAAAGAGGGAAAAATCCCCCTCATTGTCTTGTTTGATATACGGGTAAACCTGATCGTCGCACCCGTAGTTCTTGAAAGTGAGGCCGTGGTTCCCGGCAAATTCATTTGCCAGTTGAAGGAAGCGCACACCCTCCCAGCTCTTTGATTTCCGGATCTTTGCCGTTTTCGGCATGGACATGGCCCGGATCGTAAAAAGCCCGTTTTCCGGTTTCATGGAGTGTATGAACATTTTCCCGGTGTCGCTTGCGCCTTCTTTGAAGCGCACCGTGTCACCGGCTGCCGGTTGCCATTTGCTCCATATTCCCTTGGTGTCATTGAAACGGATCACGAGCGTGTCAGCCTGCTTTTCCGCGAACATTTCATGCACGCAGTAGTTCACCGACACGTCGTTGTATATATCCGTCCCGTTGTAGTAGAAATTCACGAAGCGTCCAGCTCCGGGATTTCTTCGCCCCGACGCCACGGCGGCAGAGTTTCCGGCGTCTCTGCGTCCTCGACGATCGGCAGCCGGAGGGCCACGTTCGCCTCGAAGATCAGAACGTCCGCATAGTCGGGGTTAAATTCAATAATGTAATGGGCGAGGGTTTCCTCGTTATACATTTGCAGCGCGAGAGAGTCGAAGGTGTCGCCCTCCCGCGTGACGTATTCCAGATAGCCCGTTACCCTACGCATAAAGCGCCACCTCCCTTGCCTGAATAAATTCCTCCAGCCAGTCGAAAAACTCTGCCTCGTGCGCTTTGAGGCGGGCCATGAAGTCGTCGGCGTCCTCGCCGGATCCTTCCGTCTGGATCTGCGGGCTCCATGTGAAGCCGGAAAAATCGTAGTAAATGACGGTGCTCGTGTTGTTGGCGAGGCTTCCCAGAGAGAAGTCGTCCAGAGCGAGCAGTTTCCCGGCGGTGTTCGTGAGCCCCGCGTTTTCCCCGGAGGAAGATCCGAGGGTTCCGAGCAGCTGCCCGGCTTTCTGCCAGATAGCAATATTTTGATTTCGGTAGGCCGGATCGAACGAGATTACCGCCTCCATGCCTTCCTCGCCTGCGATTGATACGCCGTCGGTAAAGCCGCCGGTTGCAAGCATTGGAATGTTTGGGATATTGATCCCGAAGGTGTTACCGCCTACGACTGGTACCCATTCCGGTATCGTTACGCTGATACTGTTCAGCGCGTTAATTGCCCCGTTTATGAGGCCGATCACGGCGTTGATCGGGGCCTTCACGATGGCGACGAGTCCGTCCCAGAGGCCGCCGAAAACCTGAACGACTCCGCTCCATGCTGAGCTCCAGCTTCCAGAGAAAACGCCGGTTATAAAGTTAATCAGCCCTTGGAAGATAGAGATCAGGCTTTGCACGATCGGCTGGATCGCCTGAATGGCAGCACCCAGCACGGCGGTGAAAATGTTCGCCAGCGCTTGCAAGATCGGCATGATTGGCTGCAGCACCGTGTTAATGAGTGACATAAAAATGTTAATCAGCGGAGTAATCGCCGACATGATGAGGTTCAGGATCGGCTCCACCAGTGAAATAATGAGGTTCAGGATCGGCGTCAGCAGCGACACGATCATATTCAGGATCGGCGTCAGCATGTTGAGGATCTGGATCAGGATTGGAAGCACCGCCTGAATAATCTGCATAATAATCGGCAGAATGGTGTTAAGCAGCTGAATAATCACCGGCATGATCGCGGTCACAATCTGCGAGAGGATCGGGAGCAGCGCACTGATAAGCTGCACAAATACCGGAAGGATCGCCTGAACGATCTGCATTAAAACAGGAAGCAGTGCGTTGATAAACTCCACCAGCACCGGCAAGACTGCCTGAATGATCTGCATTATCACCGGGAGCAGCTGGTTAATTAGGTCTATCAGCGTAGTGAGTACCGTCTGGACGATCTGCGTCAGGATCGGGAGCATTTGGTTTATAAGGTCAATAATAACCGGTAGAATAGCGCCGATCAGCTCCACCAGCACCGGGATCACTGCTGAGGCGATTTGTGCGAAGGCAGAGAGAACGGTCGCCGCAGTCTGTTGGATCAGCGGCATAAGCTGGTTAATCATTTGCATGATTCCGGCTCCGAGCTCCGAAAAGCTGGCTTGCAGCTCGGCCCAGATTGCTGTCACATTAGCCCGGAAGTCCTCGTTTGTCTGCCATAGATACATAAAACCGGCAGCCAGCGCGGCCACGATTGCGATCACGGCCATGACAGGCCCGGAGACTGCGCCGAGGGCGGTCGTAAATCCGGTGATCGCTCCCTTTATCTTTCCAAACTGCGCCACAAGAGAGCCCCAGTTCATAGCCACCAAAACGGCGCTGAGCGTTCCCAGCGCAAGGCCGATCTCAGGAAGGTGAGACGATACCCAGTCCACCGCCGGGGCTACATTTGCGTTCACATAGTCCACGGCCTCTTTCATGGCGGGAGTGAGTTCTTCGGCTACTGGCTGCACCACTTCGGACTTGATTGTGCGCCCCAGCTGGGAGAGCGAGCTCTCCAGCGTATCATAGGCGGCGCTGTCCAGTTGTGCCATGGCGTCGGAAGTGCTCTGGATCGCGCCCTGTGTGTCCATAAGGGACGCCACGGTGTCAACGCCCAGATCCTCCCACATAGTGCCGAACAGGCCGACGCCTGCCTGATATTGCAGCGTCGCGTCGTCGCACTCTTGCAGAGCCTCCATAATGTCGCCGATCGCAGCCTGAGCCTCTGGCCCGCCCTTGTTGAATTGAGCGATTACTTCCTCGGTATTAAGGCCGAGCTGTTCGAGGTACTCGTTTGCTGTGCCGTCGCTCATTCGTATGTTAAACTCTTTTACCGCGTCGCCCAGCTTGTCAATGCTCCATGTTCCAGTCTCGGCTCCGTTTGCCAGCATGTTGAACATGTCGTCGGCAGAATATCCGGCGTTCCGAAACTGGACGCTGTACTCGTTGATCGTGTCCAGAAGGTCGTCGTTTTGGTTCAGTCCTTTTTGTGCCCCTTGCACGATAAGGTTAAACGCTTCCTCTGCGCTTATGCCAAACTGATCCGTGAGGCTGTTCGCAGCCCTCAGGCTTTCCACTACGTCGAAGCCGAACACGTCCTCCAGCGCGATCGCGTTTTTGGTTATCTGAGCCAGCGAAGCCTTGTCCAGATTGTCGGTCATTTGAATGACGGTGGAGAGTTTTTCCGAAACGTCTCCGAGGCTGTCGCCATAGTTGGAGTTGTAAACCTCGTACATGACGTCCTCGAAGCCTTCGAGTTCTTGCGCGGTGGCTCCTGTTCTGGCGCTTAGCATAGCGAGAGAGGTGTCTCCCTCCGTTGCCAGCTCCTTGAAAGCGTCCACCGCTTTATTGATCCCCTCGGCCACAAGGTTGGCAAGGACATTTTTCAGCACTGTGTAGCCTTCGCTGGAGCTTTCCGCGTCCTGCCCGGCGTCCTCCAGAGAGTTGCCCAGTTGATCCGCTGCCTGTTCGGCAGCACTTAGCCTCTGCCGGTTCTCGTTCAGATCGCCGGAAAGTTGGCTGATCTGGCTTGCCAGCTGCCGCGCTTCGGCCGAGGTTTCACCCTGTTCAAGCGCTACGTTGGCATAGGAGCGGCGCAGGGTCGCAAGCTCCGCTTCCTGTTCGCCGATCTGTTTTTGCAGCTTGCTGTATGCGTCGGCGGTTTCCTGCTGGCCTCCAGCGAGCTTTTGGGCTGCCTCGTGGGCTGCTTCGAGTGCTCCCCGGTTTTCGTTCAGTTCGTTGGACAGATCCTGAATGGTGTCGGCAAGCCTTAGAGCCTCGTCGGTGCTTTCGGATCCGCTCACGATATAATCTTCGTACCCTCGCTGGAGGTTTCTCAGTACAGACTCCTGTGTATTGATTTCCGCTGCCAGTTTAGCGGCGGCTCCGGCAGACTCCAGCGTCTCCTGACTCATTTCTTCGAGCCGGTCAACTGCCTGCTTTATAGCCTGCTGTAAAGACGGGCTGAGGGAACCGGCGATCTCGATCGTAGATTGTAAGGTCTTGCCCGCCATGTCCTCACCTCCGTTTCCTTACATGTTTGGGCTTGAAGTGCGGCCGGTTCTTCTCCATGCGTTTTCTTTCTTCCGCGAGATCCTCGGCCGCTTCTGCATATTCAAGAATAAAGTCCGTTACTCGCTTTTTTTCGAGGTCGGACGTGCTGGCGTAGTCTCGGTAGGCTCGCCGGAGTCGTCGCCCGTTTGTGTTTTCTCCCCCGACGCGAGCATAAAATTTCGGCCGATCGTCATAACCTCCACAACGTCGTGGCCCTTAATCCTTTCAAGATCGGAAAAATCATAAGAGGGGTTCACGGCCACAATGGCGGCGAAGCCGAGGTAAAGGTGGAGACTAAAATCAAACTCAGCCGCCGGGGCGATAGAAATATCTTTTCGGCCTACTGCCGCTGTCTTCCTTTTCGACTCAGCCGTCGCAAAAAGGATCCCGTCGATCTCGTTCGAGTCGTAAGTCACTTCGGTGATTTCGTTCCCGTTAATCATGATCGGATTTTTCAGGCGCAGTGTGCCCTTGATCGGGTTCTTGGTTACTTCTTTCATGTTTTGGCTCCTTTCACAAAATAAGCCCGCCAGAGGGAAGTCCGGCGGGCCGTTAATTCAGATATTCATATTTAGAGCAGGTTGTTGATCTGGCTCATGTAGTCCTTGCCGTTGACGCGGAGGATCTGGCTCAGTCTGTCCACGCACATGTATTCCGCGCCGTTTGCGTAGATCTGCATACGGGTAACGGTGTAAGTGCCTTCGGCTTCGGTTGCGGATCCGATTTCGACGCCCAGCTCAGGAAGCGCCGCAGGCATAACACGGACAAAAGCCTTGCAGCCCTCAGTCCCCTGAGAGCCGTCAGACTTGACGACGTTCTGCACCCAGCGAAACTCAAGGTTCTGCTTTTCCAGACGCCCCAGACGGCTGAGGCCCATGTCCACGCCGATCTTGGTGATCGTGAGCTCCATGTTTTCCAGAAGGCCCACGAGCGGCACGGTCATGTTACCCATAGCCATGACGTCAGCGGTCATAAATTCAAGGCCCGGAAGGGTGAATGATACGTCCTTAGCCACCAGCGTGTTGTCGGAGTAAACGGTATCGGCCACCACGGGGCCCTTGAGATCCATCCATTTTCCCATTTTTCTGCACCTCCTTATTCAGACTCAAAGAAGGACTGGAAGCCTTCATCTGTGTAGCACACGCGAGCAGTGCCAGACTTAAAGGGCGGCGTAGGCGTTGCGGAAATATCCCACACAAAGTCGCCGTTCATCATGTCGCTGGTCGGGTTTGCGCTCTCCAAAAACTCCACCGTAGGCGTACCGATCAGAGCGCCGATCCCCAGAAGGGTGTCGAGCTTCTGCTTCTCGAAGTTCAGGATCGTGTCCTTATCCTGTGGAGTCATGGGAGAGTCGATCTCTGTTCCATGATCCAGCTGGAAGCTGTTCGTGATGTGCATAAGCATACGGATATTGTTGTCGAAGATAGCGCGGGCGTCCATGCTGCCGTTGTAGGTATAGGCCGCCGTGTGCGGGCCCCAGAGCACCCACTGTCCAGCCCAGAAACACGCCGTTGTAATGCCTTTCTCGTTCAGGCCGTTGGCAGTCTGCTGATCGAAGCCGCGGCTCTTGGAGTCCGCTCCAAAATACTGAGCGGTTGCCATGATCGCCTTATTGGATGGCGACTCGAATGGTACGCCGTCGTTCTCCAGATCCACACGCAGCACGGTGGCACTTCCGACGGTGGAGAGGTGGAACACGCGGCCGCTTCCGTCCTTCACCTGTGGCCAGTACACTTTGCTGCGCTCACTGTTGTAGCCGTTTTCTTCGGCCCACTCCTGAGCCTTCGCGATCGTATCGATCTTCTGGCTCTGGCTGTCCACCAGAGGAATGTCGGCGTTGACGAAGCCGTCCCAGTGGCCGTTGAGCTTCTGGACGGTGCTCACCATAGCCTTATAAACTTCCGGGATATGGCTCCAGCCGGGTGCTGCCAGAGTATTGAGGACGGCATTGTGGTACTGATAGAGCAGAGACATGGCGTGCAGGCCGGTGTATTGCCCGTCTGCTGTTTCCTGCCCGATAATGTCATCAGACTCTACCGCTGAGGCGTCCACGGTGTTGTAGGTACACTCCAGACTGTCGGACTCCAGATCTTTGAGCAGCTGCACCACGACGGTGCCCTTTGTAAAGTTGTAGCTGAGGGAATAGTCCACGCCTTCTGCCTTATCGGCGATCGCGAAGGTGTCCAGAATAATGTCGGAGCTTTCAAACTCCGTCCGGTTATTCTTGAAGGTCAGCGTTTTGGTGGTTTTTTCCGCGTCTTTGTGTACGTCCGGATCGAGGACGTTCACGACGTAGATCGGGCCCACATTCCCGACGGTATTGTCAAAGTGCTGGGCGAAGGCTTCGCAGAGTGTGAAGTCGGCCCAGTTCTGTGCATAGCCGAGCTTGCTCTGGGCGTCGCCCATGTCGGTGAGCTTGATCGGCATATTGACGAGATCCATGTCGGCATAGCCCCGGATCAGGTTTACCGGTGCGGTGCCGATATAGGCGGCTACGACGTCGGCCTGCGTAGTGCTTGCCACTTTGCTGTCGCCGATTTCGCCGTAGGCTCCATGCTTATAAGCCATAGTTTTGCCTCCTTATCATAAAAAATCTTCATATTGCTTCGGGGTTGCGGCGGTTACGCCTACCTCCAGTGTGAAGGTGATCCAGTTATGCCAGTACGGGTAATAGTCCCAGATGTTCCCTTCCTCGGTAAAAAGTCCATACTTGATCCCTTGCTCCTTCACGAGCCTGTGGCCTGCGATATATTCCGCGTTTTCGATTTCCCGCAGCACCAGATCGGCGAAGTTGAACGAGTCCCTCCAGCCATTCATGTTGCGGGTGTATGTCTTTGCAGCTTCCCCCGTGACGCGGTAATAGGAATACCCGCCGAGCGCTGCACTGTTCGGGCGAGGACGGTATATTTCCCCGCCGTGTTCTCCGGGGTTCCAGCAGGCAAGGCAGAGCCGAAACTGGAGCCGACGCTGCCGCTTTATGAGGTCGTCGCTCCCCTCCATAAGCTGAGCGCATACCGAAGGGATCGGAGCCGGTACATTCGGCGGCAGCCTGTCCTTCCCCGGAGTGTATAAAGGGAAGGCGGCCGGGTTCACAAACTCCACGTCGTAGTCGGTGTCGTTTCGGTAGTCGTCCGGGAGCTTGAGCTGGATCTGGCTGCATACATTTTCCGCGAGCCAGTTCACCAGATTGTCGATACTATCAACAAGTAACATGGCGCACCTCCTTAGCCGGTTCTGTTCTGGCGTAGAGCTACCTCAATGAGTCCCATGTCGGTGCCTGAGTTTGTCACGATCATTTCCCGGCCGTCCACGTTCAGGAGCCTGCCCGGCTCCATGTCTGCCGGAAAATCCTCCTGCTTTCCCATGAGCAGCATGTCAGCCTCAACGAGTCCGAGGATCTGCCCCTGTTTGAGCTTTACGAGCTGATCGTTATCTACCACAACGGGGATCTTCTTCCCCTCGACGCGGCGAAGCTCTGCAAACTCGTCCAGATTGAGGAATACCGTGTCGAGATCCTGCTGGATCTGCTCTTTGAAGGTCACGGTTTAGTCCTCCAGCCCTTCGGCAGCCTTCGCCTTCGCTTCCTCAATCATGGCGATCACTTCCTTTTTGCTCCGGATCTTGCTCGCGTCTACGCCATACGCTGCAGCAGCCTCCCGGAGCTCTGCCATTTTCATTTTGCTGTATGCCTGATCTTCGCCCGGATCCTGCACATATACCGCGACGCCAGCGGCTACCAGCTCAGCCTCGCGGGCGTCGGCAAGAGAGAACGGAGCCGAGCGGCTTGTCATAGCCTCAACGACTCCGTTTACTTTCAGGCCGTAAGTGCCTTTAATCATTTTTATCATGGCCGCCTCCTTACTCCGGATCCACGACGTCCAGATCCGGTGGCAGCTCGTCGTCCTCAGCGCTTGCCTCTACTTCCTCGGCCGTGATCGCTGCGATATAGTCGGCTTTTTTCTTGCCTTTGACTTCCAAGCCCATTTCGGCGGCGAGTTTTTTCAGCTCGTTATAGTCCCAGCCTTCCAGATCCTCAGCACTGAGGTGTCCCTTCACTGTCTGCTCCGGTTCCTCGGTCTGATCCAGATCGGCGTCTGCCTGCTGTGCGGGTTTTTCAGCGGATGCGACATAAGCAGCCACGCCCAGACGGACGAGGCGGTCGGCCTGTTCGTCGCCGCACTCAAAAGCCCCGTTTTCCGGGGTTTTAAGTGCATGGCGTTTTACGCCGTTAGCGTCGGTGTAGCAGATCCCGCAGCCTCCGCGGGTTACTTTGATTTTCTTCATGCTGCGCTCCTTTCTGCCGTGCTTAGTCTGTCACGACTTTGGCTGTAATGAACGGGTTCTCGTTGTTCGGCATACAAAGCGGTGCGGATTTCAGAGTTACCTCGCGGACGTCGTGCGCGGCGTCGCTGAGATACTTCGGCACATTCATGCCGGTGTAAGTGTGGAACTCGCCGTCGGCCTGCTCCACCTGAGTGATCGCGCCGTACACCGTGCGGCCAGCAGCCGGAGCGCCTACTGCGATAGTGCCCGCCGGGATATAAGGCGTCACGGTTCCGTCTACTTCGGTGTAGTTGTCCTCATAGCTGAGCACGTCTACCATGTGGCCCTTGATATTCAGGCGGCAGATTTTTGTCGCACCAGCCGGAAGGGTTTCAGGATCCACGCCGCCGATCTGGTAGTTGCGGTTATCGAGCAGCTTCAGGATCCACTCGTTGCTCAGGATAATGTCGGCCACGTCAGGAGCCACCAGCACGTCCGTGGCCGGGAGCCCGCGAGAGGTCAGCATGGAGATCATGGACGCCATGTCGCTGATCATCTGCTTTCCGGACGCCTCGGTCGTCGTCCAGTCAGCGGAAGGGGTATAGATTGCCGGGTTGCTTGCGCCGTCGAAGTAGCGCACCTCCCGTTCCTCGAAGTGCTCGAAGTCGTCCACATACTCGTCCATGGTGCAGGCGTTTGTAAAGATTACCTGCGCCGCCATGGCTTCCTTACGTCGTGCGTTCATGCCGCGCAGTTCGTCCAGATCGGCCAGCATAATGACGCCCTGTCTCTGCTGAGGGGTAAGGGTAGGGTAGAGAGCCTCCCCAAAACCGCGCTTTCTCAGGTCGTCAATGGTAAGAGGGCGCTTCGGTGCGATATAGGACGGAGTGAAGCGCCTCATTTCGTAGCCGTCGCGCAGGATCGTGATCCCGCCCTTTCTGGGTGCCACGAACGGGGCCGCTTTCTTGTGTCCTTTCTTGTATTCCACCAGCACGTCGTTGGTGGCGAAAATGTCGGTCGCCGCATTGGTCGGGAAATACCGATCCAGAAGGAACGTGTGCAGAGGCGGGAGCTGCTGGACGGAAGCCAGCAGGGTGTGGGTATCGTAAAAATTAAAAGCCATTTGTCTGTCCTCCTTCTCAAATTTCTACCGCGTCAGAGATCAGGATCCCGACGCTACGCAGCGCTTCCTTGTCTGCCGCGCTGAAAGTGTGGTCTTCGTCCATAATCAGGGCGTTGCTGTTAAAGTGGCCGGTGCGGTATGCTACCGCCGTTTCGTCGTTAGCGGTTCCCACGGTGACGTCCTCGGCCAAAATCGCGTTTGCGGTCAGCGTTTCGGCTGTGCCGCCGTCGTCGCCGCCGGACGCCGCGGCCGTTCCGAGAATGACATACTTACCGTCGGAGCTCGAAAGAGCCAGAACGGTGCCGCGCTTGTAGGTGGTTTCTGCTGCACCCTTGCGGATCACAACGGAAAAAGGCTCGGCCGGGGGATATGAGCCGTTAATCAGGTTGTCATAGCCGACGGTGCCGAGAGTTTCATCGAGTCTCTTACTCATTTCTGTGTACCTCCTTTGCTCATGTTATAGGCGTTTACTACCGCCTGAATGTCTGCTGCGTCCTGTTCTTCCTTGCTGGCAGGAGTGCCGCCATTGGGAGCAGCGCCCACTTTGGCAGTGCCGGACGCTGCGCCGTCTGCCGTGTAGTTTGCGAGAAACTGCTGCCCGGACGCCGCGCTCTGCTGCATTACGCGGAAGCAAAGCTCCTGAGCAGTGCAGGGCTTGTCCCCGTACTTGGCGTCATGGACAAGCTGCTGATCCGGGATAGAGGCAGCGATCGAGTCAATATCCGCAAGACGCTGGCGCTCCGCGGCTACGGCGTCGGTGGTCTGAGTCTGGGCCGTGTTCCGGGCTTCCTGCTCGATCTGGCTCACCAGCTCCGGCTCCTGTGCTCTTAATTCTTCGAGTGTCATGTGGTTTTTACCTCCTTCTGTTTTTGTTGCCGCCTTGTTGGTCGGCCTCTTATTTGCCGCCGGACGTTTCGCCGGTTTGGCACTTCTCTGGATCGGGATAGTTCCCGGTATATTATGCAAGCCCTCAATGTTGTGGCTTACACCGTTGACATAGAGGACTTTCCGATCTGAGCTCATGCTCATGTCCGGTTCTTCCTCGTCCTCCTTTAAGGCGTCCGCGAAGCCCTTGTCGAGAGCTTCCTGCCCGGTCATCCACGTTTCTTTTGTCATCATGCCGCGCAGTGTATCGACGTCGATCCCGGTTTTTTTGTTGTAGATCGCAGCGACGGCCCGCTCGCTGGCGTCCATGCCCTTAATGAGCTGCTTCATGTCCTGAATGTTCAGGCTGTCCCAGAGCATGACGCTGACGCCGTGGATCATAATCAGAGATCCGGGGTACACGGTCACGGTATCACCGGCGCACATAATCACGCTGGCAGCACTGGCAGCGATCCCTTCTACGACGACGTTCACGTCGCCGCTGAGTGCTTTCAATGCGTTATGGATTGCGATCCCGGTGTAAAGGTCGCCCCCGCAGCTGTTGAGTTTTACGGTGATGTGGGCTTTGTCCTTCACGGCCGCCAAATCTTCCATGAAGCCCTCCGGCGTGATATAGAGGCCGGGCTCCGGCTCGCCTGTCCACCAGTCGATCGGCTGCTGGCTCATAACGTCGCCGTAGAGGGTGATCTCGCCCTCGTCCTCGCTGACACTTGCCACGTTCCAGAACTTTGTCGCTGTGGCTGCGGGAGCCGCTGCCGGTGCCGGGCCCATGTGCAAGCTATGTGGTGCTTTCATTGGCTGTCCCTCCTTGTATGGATTGTTTGATCTGCTCGCTTATAATAAGGCCACGCAGGGCCTCAGCGCCCCGTTTGCGAGCATTTTCGGGGTTGTGTGGGTTATTGTCTCCCTCTGCCGGTTCCTCGCCTTCTTGCGGCTGCTGTGGGCCTCCTGAGCCGCTTCCGTTTTGGTGTGGATCTGGCGCGTTGCCTCCGAGCTTTTCGTTTTCCCTTTGGAGCTGTTCGACGTTGGCGTCCCACTGCCCGCCATTGAGGCGGATCGTGCTCTGCTCGTGAGTGGAAAAGCCTTCGCTGCACGCGAGGATCTCCGCGGTGATTTCCTTCACCGGATCAAGCTGCCCTTGTGACGGGCCCAGCCACTCGCTGCCGAGATAAGCAGCGCGGATCGTTGGGTTGTCGAAAAATCCGGGTGCATAGATACGCCCACGGGCCACGGCTTCGCTCATCCACACTTCATAGCACGGACGGCAAAAGTCGTCAGCCAGCCACTCCCGGCGCATTTTGAACGCCTTCCATGCTTCCAGAAGGGCGGCACGGCTGGCAGAGTAGGAGCTGTTAAACTGTTTCAGTAGAAGATCCGCAGGGACTTCCAGAGCTGCGCCTACCTGTGCGCTGATTGCCGCCACAAATTTGTCGAAGCTGCCGTTCGGGTGCGTCGGGTTTGCAAACTCTACGCTTTCCCCCGGAGCCATAACGTTGACTTGGCCCGGCCCCATGCTGTATTCGTTCGGGCCCTTTGGCTCGCCCGGAACGTCTGGATCCGTCTGGTTGAACGGGTTCTCGTCGGTTGGGGCTTCTTAATGAAGGCAGTATAAAAGGACTCCACCACCGCAGCCATGAGCTCGGACTCTGTATATCTTCGGATCTGGAGCAGCGGCTCAATTACCTGCGCCAGATAGCTGACGCCCCGGTACTGATCCGGCCGCTCGGTGTCAATGATATGCAGCACGTTAGGGAGTCCGGTGTGTTCCTGATAAGCCAGCACCCGCGCCCACGTTGTCGTCGGCGCTCCGAGCTCGAAGGGATAGTTGCTGCGGATATGGTAAGCCACCACCATGCCGTTGCTGTCAACCTCCACGCCGTCGTAAATTGTGTTCCCGTTTTCCGGGTTTCTGCCGGTCGTATAAGTGACAGATCCGCCGGATCCATAGCCTCCCGGCGTTGCGATCCGGTCTGACTCAATCAGGTGAACGCGCAACGAGTAGGGGAGCAGGCGGGTGGCAGGGTACTGTTTAATCAGTCCGATACAATCACCAGACAGGAGCCACGATACAAGGGCGAGCTGCTGGAGTCCGTAGAAGTTATTCATGCCGGTAGCGTCGCAGGCTCGCTTATCTTTCGCCCAGAGGTTAAACTCCCGCTCGGTGGTTTTCTGCCATTCTTCGGCTTGCTCTGGCGTGAGCCCCAGCACCTCTCTGTCGATCCGGCTTTTCAGCCGTAGGCCGACGCCCACCACATTTGTGCGGTTGGTTTTGATCGCTGAGGTGGCGACGGGGGCGGCCATGTAAAGCATACGGGAGCGTTGCCGTAGGGTGTAGTTGTTAAAGTCTATGTCCTCATGCGAGGATCCACTGGGGGCATTGAAGCCCTTCACGGCCCGCTTTCTCCAGCTGGCCCCAGCTTCCCCGTACCCTTTATTCTGTGGCCGCACGTCGTCGGGCAGATACATTCCCATTTCCTTGTGGTATCTGATTTTTCTCACCTCCTTGCATGAAATAAAAAACGGCGCAGCCGTGGAAGTAAAGGAGCGAAAACCTCCTTCGGCCGTGCCGTAGTAAAGCCGGAGAGATCCGGCGTTTACCCTTTACCAGTCGCGCGGGACAACGCCCAGCGCTCTGCGAGGGGCTCGCCCCTCCAGTTCAGCCTCCAGCTCCCGGATCCGGGCGCGGAGCTTCTCGATCATGTCCTGAATATCTTTCAGGGCGGTACTGTAATATTGGATATTGCGGGAGCCGATCCCGTAGCTTTGCACGCCGTTCTTTGCCAGCATGTCAGCCTCGCGATCCAGATAGGCGTCCAGCCTCCGGCGCGTGGTTTCGAGCTCCTGCTGTATGGTCGCTTTCGTTCGTGCCATAGTGTTGCCTCCTTACCATTCATCAAAATACTGCGCCGCATTGTTCTGGCGTCGCTGTGGTGCTGCAGCCTTTTTTGTCCGTGGATTTTCCGGCATGTTTCTGAGTCTGCGTTCCACCGCCTCCATGTCCGGGTTGAGGATCCGGAAGCCTCCGAGTGCATAGTTTCGGCAGTCGAGGGCTTCGTTTCGTTCATGTCCGGGGATCTTTACCCACGCCCAGCGGTTGCCCCGCTTGGTCTGGGTAAGCTCCAGCTTTTCAGACAGCAGGCCGTTGAAATAATAAGAGTCATACCCGTAGCTTTCGCCCCGCGGGAAATGGCAATATTTTGCTCCCGGCTCCTGCACCTTTATATTTGACATGATCGCCTCTTTCCCGGCGTCTACACCGAAGGTATAGAGCCAGCAGGTGATCCGCTTGTTGTCCTTGATCGCCACTTTCGAGGGCGGTGTGACGAAGGGGATCCCGTCGCCGCCTTTTCCCTTGATAGCAAAGACGCGCTGATTTTTCCGCGCCCGGCAGCGCGTGTAAACTTCCTGCGTATAGTGGCCGCCAGAGTCCACACATGTGATCGAGATCCTGAGCCCCCGCTTGTTGTCTTTGAAGCGGTAGACATGCCCGATCACGTCGTCGAGCTGCTGCCATACGTCGTCAGTGTCCGGTTTTCCCATGATGTAGCCTTTTTTTATGCCCCATGTTTCGCCATAATAACCGTGCCCCACAACTTCATACTCCAGCCGGTTGTCCTGTGTATCTACGCCGCAGGTCAGCACAAGCACACCCTCCGGCAGTTCCACCGGGGATCCGTCTGCATTGGTTCCGTAGTCCTCACGGCGGGCCAGCATGGTATCCTCGTCGATAATGCCGCCGCGATCCTCCCAGAGTTCGCCCAGCAGCGTGTTGTAAACAACTTTCAGCTTTTGCGGTTCGTCCTTTGCCTGCAAAAATTTGAGGACGATCTTTTCCCATGGTGTCCACGGGGACGAGAAGGCGTTCAGCCAGAAGGAACGTACTCCGGTAGCGTAGGCGTCCGGGTTTTCTGCGATCCACTTCGCAGGCTGTCGGCGCATGGTTTCCTCCGGCACGAGGCACCCGCAGTTCGGACAGGCCCATGAGATCGGCCCGTCTATGCTGTACACCTTTTTCCCGCGCACCTTTTTGACGGTGTACTTGTAGTGGATCCGGTCGAATATGATCTCGCCATACTCGCCGCACTCCGGGCACTTGTGGCACCAGCGTTCCTGTGTGCCTTGGTAGTAGCTGCTTTCAATGTTCGAGGCCCCTTTTATTGTCGGGGTTGATACCTCGACGGCCTTCGCATTGTAGAAGGTGGTCTGTCTGGCTTCTGCCAGAGCCCACGGATCACCCTCAGTTCCGGCGCTGATCGCCCAGCGGTCGCGCTCGTCGCCGATAATGTAGCGGGCAGGAGTGGAAGCGAGAGCCGACGGGCTATTTGATCCCGTGATTGTCAGCATACCGCCGGGGAAGGATTTCTGGAGGATCGTGTTCCCGGAGTCCTTCGCCTTAATATCCGAAACCTTGGCTTTCAGCACCTTGCTGTCCCGGATCATGGGAGCGATACGCAAGCGGGAAAACTTTCGGGCGTCGTCAAGCGTTGGCTGCACAAAAATGATAGAGCCCGGATCTTGGTCTATGATGTAGCCTATTATATTCAGCTCCAGCTCAGACTTACCTACCTGAGACGCTGCCACCATGACGATCTTGCGGATTTTGGGATCCGTGAACGCTTCCATAGGTTCCCGGAGGTATGGGGTTCGTGACGTGCGCCACGGGCCCGCCTCCGCTGAGGTTTCCGGGGAGAGTCGCCGGTGCTTGTCGGCCCACTCGGCCACCGTCAGTTCTTCCGGCGGTTTGAAGTTTTGGACTGCTGGGCCTATGGCCGCGTTCAGCCTCTTGGCGGCTTTCTTACTCGTCGGCTTCTTCATCTGCGAGCGCGTCGCTCCAGCCTTCGCGATCCCTCACGCGCCGCCGGTATGCTTCGGGATCGTATTGATAGCCCGCGAGCTCGTCCAGTATTTTGTAGCACTCAGTCCGGATCAGCGCCGAGGCTTCGTTGGCGCTGCCTGCCTGCACAACGTCCATGGCGAGGCGGCCGGGGAGCGCCATTATCATGCTGCGGGCGGTGTAAACGAGGTCGTTCGTCAAAGCCTCCACGTCCTCGCTGCGGTGCATTTTCCCTTCCAGCTCTTTAAGCTGGAGTTCGGCGATCTTGGCCTTGCTCTGTTTCAGATCCGCCTCTGCCCGTAGCTTGTCGGCCTCAGCCTTTACAGTGTCGGCCGTTTTGGCCTCTTTCCCATTTGCCCGATCTCGCAGGTAACGAATGTACGCCTTGACGGTTGGGAGAAGGTCAAACTTGTAGGGCCTTTGTGACGCTGCCGGGAGAATACCCTCCTTTGCGAGCTGCTGCACTCGACGGACATCAAGATCGAAAAGCTTCGCTATAATGTCGGTGCTTTGTAGGTTCTGTTTCGGATTTTCTGCCATAGCGTCACCTCCTTTCCGTGCGGTCAGGCGAAACGAAACGGCCTGAAAAAATTTTTCTGAGTCTGCGCGTGTTTTGGGCTCGCCAGCACCGCAGGGCTTTTCGGAGTGTCACAGTACCTTCCGGGCGGCTTGCCCGGTTTTGGTTTGGCCTCGCCTTTGGGTTGGCTCGGCCTCCGGCCCGTGTGCCCTTGCCTCTTGGTGCCCCTGCGTTGTGGCCTTTTCTTTCTTTTTTCTTGGTGGCTGCGCTCGTGGGCTCGGCTTTCCTTGCTGCCCGGTGCCTTGGCCTTGCCTTCCTGCTGGTTACTTCATGGCCTGCTCTATGTGGTGGTTGAAGCGTTCGCCCAGCTTCTCGTTGATTGTCTGCTCGATTGTCTCGCGAGCTCTGCCGTCAATCATCTGTGGCACGGACAAGGTACGCACTGCCTCGATAGGAGAGCGGCCCTCTCCGGTGCGCTGGTATGGAAGGACGGCCCCGCCTTTGCCAGCGGTCAGGAAGGTGTCGCTGCTCATGGCTGTACGCTGTCCTTTTATGATCGTCACTTTTACAGTGTACTTTCTGGGCGGTCTTACCATAGCAACGGGAGAGCCCCCGGCTATCAGCTGGCCCGGTATTCTGATCGGTTTCTTTTGCTGTGCAGAAGGCCGGGCTTTTGGGCTCATTTTGAAGTGGATCGGTGTCAGGGTTCTGCCCTTATATTCCAGAGTTGCCCCGTCCACGGATATGCCAGCGACGCGGATCGAAGTCCTTCCGCGCTTCGGCTTCTTGGCCGCGTCCTTTATGGCCGCGGTGTCTACGCCGTAGTGCTCGCGGATCCCTTTGGACACCCAGCCGGGGCCTCTGCTCGTGAAGTCCGATACCGTTCGCTTTATCGCCACTTCGCCGCCGTCCTTTAGCTTCTGGATCCTTTTCACTATGTCGCCCGCTCCAGAGTAGGAGACGGTAAAGCTGCCGCTCGTTCTCCGGGCCGGGCCCGTCCTGAATAGGTCGCTCATGGCCCGCCTCCTTTCCTTCGGAAACGGAAAAACCGCCCGAAGACTTGCAGTGTCTCCAGACGGTTTCCGCTGTCTTATAGTGTAGCACATGGGTTTATCCCTTTTTATCCCCTTTTGTCCCCTTTTATCCCTTTTTATCCCCTTTTGTCCCCACGCCCCGGAAATACTGATAAAATGGGCGTTTGCGGCCATTTTTAGGCAGCATTTTGGACTCCATTATTTTGTTAATAAAAATTTAATATTTATTTTTGCCCTGTTTTCCACATTGTCCTCCTGCTGTCTGTGGACAAAAACGCCCGCTTCCAGCCTGTTGTGGCTTTTAGCGGGCGCTGAAATATTCTTATTTCTGTGCGTATATTTTCGCCAGCGATTGCAAAGCAGAGCCGTGGATCTTAAATGTCCGCTTTAGGTACCGCTTTTCGTGTTCTTCGTAGTCCTCCATATCCCCGAACAGGGCAGCGCTTACCGCCCACCACCGTGCATGATCGAAGTATCGCATTTCAATGACGGTTTGTTCGTCCGGGTTTTTCATTTTCCCGATCAGCAGCTCCAGCTCCATGCGCTCGTCGTATTCCTCCTGCTGCATGGCATTGATCGCCTGAGTAAGTTCATCTTTTTGGACGACCTGCCTTTCCGTTTTACTGGTTCCGTCCCCGCTGCCTCCCGGCATACCGGAGAGGTTCGGGCTGGAAGGTGAGCCCATGACGGACTCCAGATACACGAGCCGCTCGATTTTATTCTCGATCCGGCGCTGGAAGGTCGCATAGTGCTGCAGCTTCTCCTTTATTGCGTCGGTTTCCTTCGGCCGCTTTCCTCCCGCCGCCTGTTTTTTGTGCCCCATGGGCCCCGCCTCCTTTCAGTCTCATTTACTCAAATATCCCCTCGAATACCTCGCGGGGCTGCTCGGCTCCTTTCCTTATGAGCCGGATCCCGGTTGTTTTTCCGGTGGCTCTTATGTAGCGCCTCACGATCGTGTCCACAAATGCGGGCTCCATTTCCATGAGGAACGCCTGCTGCCCGACGCTCTCTGCCGCGATCAACGTCGCGCCGGATCCTCCGAAGGTATCGAGGACACCCTCAGCCCACTGGGTATTGTCCAGCAGCTTTTCCAGTATTTCGACGGGTTTCTGCGTCGGGTGCAGCTCATTCCCGGAGCGTGTGGCCTCCAGTACGTTGCCGTAGCCTTTGTGATTGTCCCACTTCGGCTTTGTGCGGTGTGCAAACATGATGAGCTCATGCTGCGCCCTCCAGCCGTTACCCATGCCGGGGCTTTGCTTATTCCACACAATCATATTTCTGACGCCCAGCCCGGAGCCTTCCACGAGGTCAAAGAGATAGATCCACATTCTCCAGTCCGTGAAGATATACGCCACTTTTATGTCCGTGGCTCCGAGGACGTTCTTCATTAGCACCTGATAGCCTCTGGTCGATAGATTGTCGGAGCTGATCGTCGGAGTTGTAAATCCGCCCTTTCCGTCGGACTGTTTGCTTCCAATGCTTCCGGTTACTCTGCCGGACTCCTGAAAGCCGCCGGAGCAGTAGGGTGGATCGGTGAGAAGGATCTCCGGGTGGGCTCCGTCAAGCAGCAGCTCCCGATCCTGTTCGTTCGTGGCGTCTCCGCAGACAACGCGGTGGCGGCCGAGGATCCAGAGGTCGCCCTTTTGGGATATGACGGCCTCTGCCTCCGGTGTTTCCGGTATGTCGTCCGGTTCGTTGAGGTCATTGTGAAGGGCTTCGGACAGGGCAGTGACGAGGCTTTCCACCTCGTCCTCTGTGTAGCCGGTCAGTTCCATGGGGATCTCCCCGGTGTCTATATCTGCGAAAATGTCAGCCAGCAGCTTATTGTCCGTTTCTGCCAGCTCTGCGATCCGGTTGTCGGCCACCAGATCAGCGTATTCCTCCGCTTCGTTGGTGTAGTTCTGGTAGTCTACGGGTGCCTGCTTCATGCCTTCCAGAAGGGCAGCAGAGAGGCGTCCGTGTCCTTTTACGATAAAGCCGGAGCGTTTGCTGACTGTGATCGGCTGCCTCCACCCGGTTTGCCGGATAATGCGGCCGAGTAGCTGGATCTGGGCGTCCGGGTGCTGGTTCGGGTTCTTCGGATTAGGTACCAGCGTTGCAACGTCCACTATTTTGTCGTGGGCGCAGAATACCGGCACGCCGTCAGCGTATGCTTTCGGCTCCGCCTCTGTTTTGTAGTCCATTTATTTGTCCTCCTGCCTTCCGGCGCTTCCTGCTGCCTCCATGATCCTGCCGCGGAGCTGCCGGTCTGTCTCTCCAGCCTCGCGCTGGATCCCGTACTCTTTGGCGAGCAGCTCCAGAGCCCGCCCTCCTGCCGCCTGTGGTGTCCATGCACCGATCGCTTTTGCCTGCCGGATAATGCGACGGTCTGCGGCTTTGCGGCGGCGCTTTCTTTTTATGTGGGCGGTCAGGATAATGAGGGCAGCCACTCCGCAGATCAGACACATAAGCGCGAGCGGGAGCCAAAACAGGCCGAGGACTACGCCGATCCAGCTTATCCTTACCACGCCGAGCAGTTTCAGGAATATGAGAACGATCCAGAGCAGGAAAGAGGCGAAGGCGTATAAAATCCACGCGCCGATCGGGTTGTTATCTTCGTGCATTTCTTTTCGCCCTCCTTCTTTGCTCCCGGTTCCCGCCGGGCTTTCTCCTGTTTTTGGGATAGTCTGCCAAAAATCCCGCTTTGACGGCGCACTCCGTACAAAGGTAGGTGACAGCCTGCGCCGCTTTTAGCTTGTCGGCCGCGGGCATTTTCCAGCACTTCTGGCCGCAGAGGGGGCAGTCGATCAGCTCCCAGTCCGGGTGCTTTTTCTGGGTGTCGCCGTTTAGGTTCTTATCCAGAGGCAGGCAGAGGATCCCGCCCTTGTCGCTGTATTTTCTGGGCGTAAGATCGAAGCCGCGGGCCCGGAGTTCCTCGCGGGTTTCGTTTCTGACTTCCTCCTGTAAAACTTCCACGACGTCCACCTGCTCCAGCGTCAGGCAAAACGCCCCTTGCGGTTCCCATTTCTTTGCTTTCCATTCTTCGGCGAAGCCTTCGAGCTTTTCATGCTCGCACATGCCCGCCAGTGTCTCCGTGGTGAACATGGTTTCCATGACTGCCTCGTCGTCCGGCTCGTCCCAGCCGTAGAGGTGCCAGTTTTCCCGGTTGTCGTAGTCCCACTGGGAGAAGTAGAGCGTGTGGCCGTCGATCGGCCAGCCGGTGCCCTTTACGGTTCCTTTTATGATTTTCGGTCTATATTGCACGGTGTTGTCCTCCTTATACTTGTACTGGGAGGGCCGGAGCCCTCCCTCTGGTTTTTGTGATATGCTGGGCTTATGCGATTATGGTTATCTGCTCCCGGTTTGGAATGTCGGCCAGCGCCTCCACGAGATAGCTCTTTACATTGTCAACGGCCACCGCCTCCCAGCGCCCGCCGTCGGCAGCTACCAGCTTAAAGAAGGGAGCGCCGCCTCTGCCCTCGGTGATCCGGAAAACAAACTCACTTTCCGGCTGTTCTACCTCCAGAAACGTGCGGTAGGGGATCAGTCTCACCGGGTTGGGGATAATGGCGTTTTCTTTCTTCGTGACGCCGGTTTTCATTACAACTTGCTGGCTGATCCCGTCGTCCGAGAATGTGGCCTCCTGCGTACTTACGATATTGCTCGCCACCTTTGCGACGTCCTCCCGCTCGTCGCTGGGTGCGAAACACGCCTGCATAGATACAAGGAAAGACTCCTGATCGTACTCCCGGCCATATTCAAAGCGGGGCAGCAGGGCGTTGACCTCAAAGAGCGTCTCGCGATCCCGCTCCGGTAGCAGGCCAGAGTAAAGCAGCACTTTGGTGGCGCTTACTACCTGAATAATCATGCGATCCCGCAGTTCCTCCCGGCTTTCCTTTATGTAGTCCACCAGAGAGGTGAGCGTGGTCGCCCGGATCGGCTCCGCTTTGTCTGCCTCGTCGTAGCGTTTGAGGGATTTCGTGCAGTACGTCCGGCCGTTGATCTCTATGGTTTCCGGTTTCTCAGCCTTCACGGCCAGATCTGTGATAAATGCGATCGCTTCTTTAATTCCTTCCATGGTCTTGTCCTCCTTTTCTTATGCCTGCGCCGCGGCGCGTTCCATTACTACGATTTTGCCATCGTTTTTCGGTTGTTCTTCGGTCTGTCCGTCGGTTGTCCGTCGGTCGTCCTCCGGTTCATATATTTCCCCAGTTACCGGATCGAAGTCCTTACCGGGTATCAGGCGGCCTGCTGCCTCCGGATCCGGATCCGCCTCTGCCTGCTGCCGCGGTTCTGGTTTCCTTCGTCTCATATCAATAGGAGCGCCGGTTGGAATGTCCTGCTCCCGCTCGGCCTCTGCCTGAGCTTCCTCCTGCTGCCCGGCGGGCTCCTTCGGCTGTGGATCTTCCTCTGCGAAGTCGGAGAGGTTCATCTGCCCGCGGATCTGCCCGTCATACTCGGCGATCTCGATCTGCCCGGTTCTCATATTGACGCCCATCACCATTTGAGTGTCGATTGCCTCCGTAGCTGCGAGCTTGGTCGTGACGGAGATCTGGGTATTGATTACCTGACGGCTCTTGTTCGGTGCGAATTTTATCGCTATGTTGATCTGTCTCTTGGTGGTGGCTTCGGTGTTCGGGTTCTGAATGTTCTCAGCCACCTGCATGAGTGCCTCGTTGAGCTTCTCAGCGAAGGCTCCGCCTGCCAGTCGTTCGAGGTTGATCTGGCTTTGTACTTTCCGCTTTGCCATGGTGTTGTCCTCCTTAAAAAATGGTATTTGCTGCGATTATCAGGAACACGATCGCGACAAAGGCGGTCGTGATATGTCCGCGCTTTCTGTCACTGATCGGCGGCTTCGGTTCGCCTACGATAAAGAGCAGGCACACAAAAGCCAGAACGCCCAGCAGAATGTTAAGGGCTATCATGTTCTACCTCCTTCCTGCGCCATACTGCTTCGGTAGCTGTGGAGTGTGTGGAGCGCCTGCGCCCGCAGGTTTCCACCACGCCCATGTCTTTGAGCTCTGAGAGTCTGGGCGCTACATAGTTGCGGTTGTAGTAGGGGATCCGGCCCGCTTTCACCAGCTCGTCCGTGATTTCGCTCACGGTCATACTCCTGCTGCCGAGCGTTTCAAGGATCAGGCGGCTGCGCTCCTTTGCTTTGGGGATAACGGCGTCATAGCTCGCCCGCCGGGTTTCCTTTGTGGTTTGGTTTGTTCCCATGAAATACCTCCTTTTCTGCCTTCCATGCGATAGCAGAGCGCCCCGTCACGCTGCAATCACGCTTTCCGGCGTTTCTTATCAGTCCAGCCGCCTGCGCTTTGGTTAGGATCGGGCCCACGTCGCTGCGGCTTACCTGCTGCCCCCTGTCTGACAGAGTGGCGGCGATCTCGTTCGCGGTCATGTCCCTGTCCTTTATTAAATCCAGCACCATGTCCCGGAGGCTCTGGGCCATGTCCTTGCTGCGCCAGATCACGACGGCCGAAGGGAAGGGAGCGGAGCACGGCCGCCCTTTGGCGTCTTTGGTCGGGTTCCCGTCCTCGTCCGTGAATGTGAGCCTCCCGCGGATAAAGCGCACCTCGTCGGCTTTTCCGTGGAATATGTAGTCGTGGAAGTAGGACGTGTCCGTGCGGGCCGGTATGAGCATTACCACGAGAGTGCCGGGTTTCTTGCTTTCCTCGTAGCCCTTCCGCACCCAGTCTGTGATCTGGCGGCCGTAGGGCGGATTGCAGAACACGCGACACCCCCCCCAGTCCGCTTTCAGGCCGTCGTCGGCCGGTGTAAAATATCTCGCGCACTTGGCGCTTTTATCGGTGGCGGCCGGATCGAGGTTAAAATGAAACTCCTGATCCAGCTCGCTGAAAAAGTCGGCCGGAGTACACCAGCCCATGTTTTTGCTGCTTAATAGTGCTCCGTTCATGTCTGTGCTCCTTTCTTATGCCTTTACGGCCGCCATGTGTACCGCCGGGCCGCATTGTGTCTCTGTTGCCTCTGCCAGCGTGAGGATCGGGCAGCCTTCGCCCAGATTTCTGCACATGTTCCGGGTGGTTTCCTTATCCATATAGGCCCGGATCGGTTCGCCGGTTTCCCGGTTTTTCAGGATCCGGCTCATAGCGCTGCAGCACGCTTTCCCTTTATGCTCCCCGAAAAGCTGGATCCCGCTGCACTCATGGCACCATTTTCTTTCAAAGTTCATACTGTTTCCTCCTGCTCCCCATATTCCAACTCTATGCCCTCCAGCAGTTTGAGCACTCCGGCGATATACTGCACCCGGAAGGGTTCGAGCTCTGCCTTGTTCATGTGTTTATGTCCGTATAGTTTCCGCATATCCCGCCACACGCCCCACGGCACCCGGTAGAAGTCCTGAAGCTCAACGCTCACAAGGATAAAGGCTGCGGCTCCGAGTCGGTCATGCTCTGCGAGGCTGCTCAGCTGCTCCGGTGTCAGCCGGTTGTAGTCGATCCGGTCGCTGTCCGTGTGCTTTGCCTCAAATACTACGGCCCGGCCTCCCGTGAGAGTTCCCTTAAAGTCTGGCTGTCCCGCTTTGGTGTAGCAGGCGAGAAACTGCCCTTGCCGGTTCGGCGGCCTGAGCGGTCGCATGGGCTCCGGCGTCTTTTCAATGAAGGCCACGCCCTTGTCTTTGTACCAGTTGAGACTTGCGGCAATCATATTCTCGAAGTGTTCACCCGCTCGCTTGCTCTGGAGGCCCCGCTGGCTGCGCTGGACGTTTGAGAGGGCGGCGGCAGCAGTCGGATCCGGATAGCC